GATAACGAAAGCTAATAGCCATTGTACTCGGAGTCGTCACACTAGCAACTTGAGTATAATTACCAGTTATCTCCAACTCACAAGTCGAAGACCCAAGCAAAGCTACGGCATTAGTAAGGTTACCAAACCAAGCAAGATTTAGCGGGACTTTAGGTGGAACAATAGTCCCAGGACCTACCCAAATCACATGTTGGTCAGCGCTTATGGTACCATTATGAGTCAGAACTCGGCCAGAAGCTATAGTAAACTTTCCAGATCCAAGATACCAGACATGAACATTGGCATCTATAGTCGTATTAGAGCTTACAGCCACATCTCCAAGTACAAGAAGGGTCTTTTCACTAGCACCTATAGCAGTCAAAGCAGAGCTAAGAGACGTATATCCACGAATATCATACCAGGGAGCACCTTTTACAATGATATCAGGGAATAACTGCGCAGCATAGAGGATAGAAGCTACGAATAAGGGCACTATCAAGGCTGATATGATGAACCTAATTGATTTTTTCATCTAGGTTAGCTCCTTAACCATTCATTTCGCTCATAGGGATCATATTGCCAGCTTGAACCTGTTGTTGAACTTGTTCATCTGGCATAATTTGAGTCTGGACTTGTGGAAGCTGTTGGTTCTGAGTCTTAAGCTCGAATTCCTCAATGTCCTTGGCTCCTAGACTCCTAGCTATATGCTTGAATAGCCTAAAAATGTCTATCCTAGAAGCAAGCATAGGACTAGAGCCAACAGCTTGAAACATTTGAACCCAAGCTTGACTGAAATTTCCACCGGGGATAGTACCATCACGGACATAGCAATCGTAGTCTACGGCAATATCCATAGGATTGATCTGCAAACGGCTATTTTTAACATCCTGTCCATACTCAGACATTAAGGTCTTAGCCCACTGGCCAGTTATTTTGATGTAAGTGGACTTACTCATGAGCTGTTGAGTCTGGCTAGCATACATATAGCCAATATCTTGCATAGCTTGGAGGCCAATCATCTTAGCTATACGTTCGAGTCTATTCATTGCACTATTTTGAGTGCCCTCGAATTCTGCCGCTGAACGGCGCTCAGATCCTGGACGCATAATACCCATCATATTATGAGTCGCAGCGCTGACGCGTTCCATGATACTCATGATTTTCTCACCATCTGCGATATTATTCGCAGTTACATCGGTAACTTTAAGCTGCGTAACAACGTCATTGGTGCCTCGTCCCCATGCGCTTCGTCTAAGCCGAATGATTTTACCAGGGGCTGGAGACTTAAGGTCGTTCATATTTACTAGATATGGATCAACAACCAACATATCATTCAAGGCTTTTCTCACATTAGTAATGTGAGAGTTAAACATGAAATTCAAGCTTTCTTGAAGTCCATATACAATCTCAAGCCTAGAGATCGGTGTAATCGTACGACCATCAAAGTCTGGTGCACAGACTGCTACTGGAAACATATTATGATTAAGACCAAGAGGCTTAGCTCTAATAACTATTTGATCTGCGGCTAAAGTAAATAGCCACTTCTCAGGATACTCTCCATTAGGATTACCATTATCTCCAGGAAGTCCGAAGTCTTTAGGGATTATCTTGACTATCATGTTTATCATATCGGTTGGCTTAGAATAACGTTCACTCATTGCAAACCGATCACGAGTTGTACCATAAGGATCTCGACTAGAATCATCCTCGCTAAATAACGTACTACGACGGCTGGATAAGGTCTTGAGATATTTAACATTGAAGTAATCTTCGTCTCGCCGTTCGAGATTCAGAAGATCCATCAAGCTCATGGTGTCAATCCAACCTACAAATTCACCCTTCTGGATGTCTTGAATCCCGTAATTGGGATCAGGCATAAATCTGTAGGGATCAATGTTATTAAGAGTGTTACCTTCATACAAAAGCTCATCGTCTATGGTAATAGGAGCCGTAGTTCCAAAGAGTTTATCTAAAGCTTGGCGAATAGAACTAGGTTGCTTGACAACCTTCTTTCCCCAAATTTGCTTCCAGTATGGAGCTACGGCGCCTATTCCATATGTACAGCTATCTCGAAACATAGTGTGAAGATTAGTAAGCATTTTGAAACGGTTACATTGAGATTGTACAAGAATCTCTAGTAACGTAGCTCCAATGGTATCTTCTGGACCTACACCCTCATAACGAAAGAAAGGATCTTGTCCAAAGACAGTCATTAGATAGGTTACAATAGTCTCAAGCTGAGCATAGCTATAAGGGACTACGATGCTAACAGGCTTTCGTTCATCTTGAGATTTAAGCTCTACTTCAGCTTTATCTAATGGCATATAGACTGTCAGCGTCTCATCTATTTTATTCCAGCTAGGAAACCTCTTCTGCATTACTCGATAGCTCTCATGGGCACGATTATAGACAGCCTCTCGAACCTTCTCATGAACAAAGCTTCCAGGACGAATATTAACATCATTAGGATATTTATATCCCATATCTGTTGACATAAAATCAGCTCGGGCAGAGTATGGGTTCCCTTGGATAAATGCGGGCATTTTTTCTCCTAGATCAAAGTGGTGTATTAGTCCACCCAGACTCAGCACCGACAGAAGTTAATAGGCCATTTGCATAAGTTAGAAGCGTAGTCTTAACTTGTACAACACCTAGATGAAGCTGCGAGTTTGTGATTACCGTAACAGTTCCAGTAAATCCGCTAACTGGATTAGCTGGTGTTCCATGAGAATGATCTCCACGAGACCAGGTGGTACTAGATCCAGCATCTGATGACTCTCCGAAGGATGTCTGGCTAGTTACGGTTGTACTAGAGTTAGGGATATCAGTTGCGACAGTATCTAAATCATTCTTCCGAACAAGGTCATCAGGCCCAGTTGGAGTTCCTTTGGCTGTGATTTTACCAGTTGTAATGACGGTATCGGTGTCTACGTCATCGTAGGTATATGGGCCGCGTCCTCCGATGTAAAATTCTTGTTCAGCCATTAGACTTATCCAGAATTATAAGGTAAATAACTTTCCAGTAGCCTGAGCTTCAATATACCCAACGATCCGATCAACCTTAGAGTCTACCACGTCTAGCTTGAGCGTTATCGCTCGAACTTCGTCTGAGACACCTTCGACTTGTGGGCAACTCTCGCCACGAATCTTGTGTTCAGTGGCTAAAACTTCTAGCTCTTGATGCTTTCTCTTATGTATACCTAGGCTAACTAACAAGGCTACACAAGACCCTACAACAAGAAAACCCTCACTTATTAACTTTGCGACTTCATACAGCTCAGTAACTATTGGCTGAGACATATGGTGGTTCCTTAGTTACCTAGATGAAAATTTCAATTAGGTTCAGATCAATCGCCAGTTGGTAAAAGCCGGTTCATTATCATCTGGTATTTGGGAATCATCTATAGGCTCTTCGTCATCATCAGAATAGAAATACTTCTCGGCCTTCTCCATAAGTTCTATAAAGTAGGCTTCAGCGTCCATACAGTCCCAGCGTTTAGATCTAGGAAAGCTAAGAAGCTGAGCTTCTAAAGGTCCAGAGATATTTTTATTATGATAGACTTCACCTTTTCTATAGAATGGAGCTAGATGCGCTATTCGGTCTTCTTTTCGACCTCTTGCATTTAGCTCTATGAATTCCACATTAAGTTTTCTTTGTGGAATTTGAGTCTTGATTGGATAGGTTATGAATTCATTCAATCCGGTTACTTCGACAGCTAGGACTCTAGCTTTTAGTCTCTTAACCATATCAAACGCTTCATCATATAATTCATCTGGATGAAGACGGCTAGCTATCAAATCACGGATGAAGATACGGTTAGATGATCGGTCAAAGCTGATACCTATAATAGCACTCTCAGCGCTGTGAAGCTTAACTGTCTTAGCTGGGTCTACTATGACCACTGTTTCAATATTTCCAGTTGTCATCAGAGGTTTAACATACAAGACATTGTTTATAAGCTGACCACAACTAGGATCGGTTACAGCTACTTCCTCATAATAACGGAAGTATTTTGAACTAAATACTGCATCTTCGGTAGAGATTGGGATGTTCATATATTCCCGATAGAATTCATCGAGGACACCTTTTTCTCTATGTGAGGCTACCTCTTTTGCAATTTCATCGTCGGTCATGTAATTAGGATCATAGCTTTTATAATTTTCATCACATATACTTAATGTAATGGCATCCCAATCATCACTTTCGAGAAGTAAGGCTAGAAGACTATCCTCATGCTTCAGAGTGTCAATATAGATGAAAGTATAGTCTTTTTTATATCGGTTGATACATTTCTCAAGATCTGAGAAGAACCAATTCTTCAGCTTCTTACGGTTTTCTTCATTTTGGATTTCTGACTTCGATTCTAAATCATCTACTACAATAAGCTGGGGACGATTTCCAAGCCAGTTCAATCCACGAACTTGCTGACCGGCTCCACGAGGAAGGATCATTGTATTACCATATGCAATCCAAGCCTTCTTTCCGAATGTATCATCTTGACCAGCATAGTCTGAGATTTTGATATCTCCCCAGAGTTCCTTAATCAAGTTAGAACGAAGGGAAGTTTTAATATTCTCAGTTTGAATCGCAGCATTTTCCCCAGAGTTTGTTACATAGACTACGAAGTTAACGTCTCGCCAGAATATATTCTTTGCAATTTCGGTTCGAACTATCGTAGTCTTGCCAATACCTCTAGGAGCT